GTATAAAGATGTACATCCCTTTGTTACAACCAATACCAGTAAACAACAGATAATAGAGGACCTCATCTATCAGACAAATACAGATAGTATGAAGTTACCAACACAGGACTTATTCCCACCCCTATATAACGAGTTAAAGACATTCAGTTATAGTTATAGTCCAAGTTCACGTAGAGTGGTCTATAAGGGTATTGGAAATACTCATGATGACTGTATCATGTCATTAGCAATATCTCTGAATTCCCTCAGAGAGAAAAAGACAAAGGGGAGTTACTATATTTACTAACGAGTGTGGTGAATTAAACAATTATATTTATAGATGTATGGAAGAATTATATATAGAATTAGACGGTAAAGATTATAAGGTCCAAGAACCAACAATGGATGGTTGGGCTAAATTAACCCTAATGAGGGATTTAGAAAACGAAGAAGACTTCACCTTAGGTATTGTATCTATGTGTACAAGTATTTTGTCAGAGTACTTTATCTCAGAGGGTAGTAGATTCTACCCTGATTTTGAATTTAAAAATACTAAATACAAATTCGTAGATATAAACAACATATCATTTGGACACTTCATCGACATTGATAACTTCCTTAAAAAGGATGTATCATATAAGAAAAGTAGATTCAATGAACTGATGGCAATGTTATACTGGCCTGAGGGACAGATAAAATACGACAGTAGTAAGAACCAAGAACGAGGAGAACTCTTCAAGGAACTACCTGTAAAGTACTTACAAGGAACACTACGTTTTTTTTTTCATTTAAGCAAAAGATTGAAAGACAGTACCCCAACCTATTTGAAGCTCCTATGGAAGGTCAAGAGGAAATGGAAGAAGCTAACCCAACTCTTCACAGTGTTTGGGGATGGTATTGTACGATACATTTTCTTGCCGGTGAAGAAATCCTTAAAATGGATGAAGTCGTTCGGTTACCGCTCGTATACGTATTTAACTTCCTTAGTTACAACATTGAGTTCAATAAAGAAAAAGAAAGACAGTTCAAAGAATTAACAAACCAAAATAGAATAGGATAATGGCACAGTACTACACATTTAAGAATATCGTTGATGACATGAAGAAACTCGTGGAGAATCATAAGATGATAAATTCCTTTGGTATTGGAGATGTTAAAGATTTCATATTCCTTACACAACAGGTTGATGGTGAGGATAACCCTAATAACAATGCCCCTATCTACCCATTACTATACATGGTACCACAGGGTTCCAATAGAGACAACGGACAGATTACATATAACTTCAATGTAATCATTGCTGACATTGACAATACAAAGAACAAAGACATTACAGTAGACCTATGGTCTGATACCCTTGAATATGCTGAGGATGTATTGGCTCAGTTTAACTATGGTGTAATACCAGCCGATGGTGACTTCTACGACAAGTATGAGGCAATAACACCAACGAGTATAATACCGTTCTCAGAACAGTATGAAGATTTATTGGTAGGACATACCCTATCATTACAGATAATTGTTGCTAAACCTCTTAACAGATGTATAGCACCGTATGTTAATTGGGACTGTGAATAATGAGTTTAGCAAACCTTAAAAAAGGATTAGATGGTGATTTAGAACTCTACGGAGAACTAATGGTAACAGAGTTACGTAAAGCTCTTGCTGTCAAATATCCATACGCACCAGGTTACAATGGTAGTAGAGGAGCAACAGGTTCAGCTAATAAAATAGGTGGTATCCCTTCAGGTTATCAATCTAACTTATATAACAGTATAGAATCAAAGTATGATGTGGAGTCTCAAGAGGTTGAGATTCTAATGAATGAGTATTGGCAATGGGTTAACGATGGTAGAAGACCTGGTTCATATGCACCTATTAAACCACTACAACAGTGGGCAATGCAGAGATTGGGATTAAACTCAGAAGATGCTAAATCCGCAGCCTTTGGTATATCTAAGAACTTACAGAAGTTTGGGATAGCACCAACTTATTTCTATGACTTAGCAATTGAGAACTTAGAAAAAACAATAAACGATGATTTATTCAAGGATATAGAAACCTCAGTAGAAGACTTCTTAGAACACTTAGTTGAGGAGACCATATCACCTGATAATAATATAGAAGTAACATTATAAACTATGTCAAGTCCGATTACAGTACTACAACACCCACTACAGTTAACCTGTTCAAAGGTTGACCATGTGTACTCTTTTACGTCATCTACACCACAGACTAATCCTGAATATAAGGATTATAGATTTGTTGCTGACATATACATTGATACACAGACAGTTCCTCGTAAAGTTGCGAGATTAATATTCGCCCCTAATTCATATGGTGTGGGAACCATAAACGTTCAACGTGTAATTGAGAATTACGTTCAAGGTAATGCAAGAACAGAAGCATTACAATATACATCACATAACTCAGCAGATTACAGTGTGTATGGACACTTAGGTAACTTATCTGGTCAATCACAGAGTAACGCTTACTCTAACCGTAATACCCCTTATAATCCTGAAAATGACAGTTTCCCATCCATCTATCAGATACGTGATTATCGTGTTATGGTTGGTGAACAATATTTTAATCCAGCTACAAACTCTACAGTTGTTAACATATCAACTCAAGCAGATATACCTAACTCAGGATTCTATTCAACGGTAGCAAACCTACCTGCAACATGGGGACCATCTGATGGTAACTCTGTACAATGGTTTGAAGCTGGTGGTAATATACCTGCAAACTCAGGTATTATAAGAGGAGTAGAATACGCATGGACTAATAATAGTGGTACTGTTGTATACCAAGTAGGAACGACTAGTACACCTACAGGTTCATTTACACCAGGTAATAGTCCTACAGTAGGTGACATATTCAAAGTACAAGAAAGATACACAGGGATTAGATTTACCTTTGCATGGTATGATTTCTCAGGAACAGGTGGATACATAGGATGGGCATTATTAAACGTACAAGGAGGTACAAGTAAATTTGGTCCTGAAGAATCACCAGCCTTTGTACACATATGGCCAGGAACAAGTCTAAAAGCAGGTTCATATATTAATGATATTGACAACAACCAATATTGGGGTGATGTATATCCTACAGACCAACAACTATATTGGGAAGTTGAGAAGTATAGAATTATGGAATTAAATCCTGCAGCTCGTATTAATACGTATGGACAGTTCTTAACGACCTTTGGACCTGATACTAAGGATTACGTTAATGATGGAATTGCGGGTACTGTAACGAACAGTAGACACCGTAGACATCATCCTGAGTGTCCTATATTAGTATCGTTCTTCAACGGTACATTATCTAATGACTCAGATATGGTATTCATAAATCAGATTGACCAAATCTCATACTTATTTAAAACTGCAACTGATACGTCTTTTAGTAGTTATAAAGAAGTCCCTATTGATATTGTTTCACCAAATGGTATTACACAACAAGATAGGAGAATCAGATACGCTAATTTTACACGACCTGATTTAGCAGGTGGTAGTGTTGGTGTATGGTGTGGTAACACAGGAGAACAAGGTCAATGGGACCAAGCTGATATTAGAAGTGAATTTGTTGTTTTTGATTTAGCGGAAGATAATTGTATGTCAGACCCTGTTCATATTTTATTTATGAATAGACAAGGTGTATGGGATACATATACATTTGACAGGAAAGCAATCGAAGAGAAAAAGATAAAACGTGAGAGTTACGCTCAGGGGGGGATACAGGACTTACAGTTCTACTCTCAATTATCAACACAAAGAAGAGACGTTATATACGACCAAAAGATAAGTGAGTTTATTGATGTTGATACTTGGTATTTGGAAGATAACGATAAAGCTATCATTATGGATTTATTTCAATCTCCTGAGGTTTATATTATGAAGAACCAATCATTCTTTAATGAAGATGGTACTTTCAGAGGTCCAAAAACTTACAACCCTTACCTATTACCTGTAACGGTAGATGTGAAGTCCATCAAAGAATTTAAGAATAGATATAACAAGGTATTCAAGTATAGTTTTAGTTTTGAGTACTCACCAATAAATCAATATAGAACACAAGGTTAATGATACAGATTAGGACGACAATAGGATGTGATATAGAGTACTTAGACACCTATGGGGATGAAGACATCAAGATAGAGATTGGATTCGCTGAGGTACAAGATATAACAAAGAAGAACTCAACATTTACAAAGAGTTTTAAACTACCAGGTAGTAAACACAACAATGATATCTTCAATCACTTCTATGACTTTTCTGCATCAATGTTTGAGTATGACGCAAGACGTAAGTTTGACTGTCAAATTTTATTGGATGGTAATATTCTATATGAAGGTTACTTAAGACTTAACAGTGCCACCAATGACAATAATGAGATTATCTATGATGTTGGATTCTATTCACAGGTGGGTAACTTGGTTGCAAACATTGGTGATAAGATGTTGTCGGATATTGATTTCTCTGATTTAAACCACAATTATAATTCCTCTACTATCGTGTCACACGCTTATGACAGTAACTCTTATATTATGTCAGCAGCAACCCAACCATATTTAGATGGTAGTATTTATTATGCCTTATTAAGTAAGGGTTATCAATATACAGGTCAAACCTTTGATGATACCAATATTGATTATACAGATACTACAGTACTTGATTTTGTATTCAACCCAACCAGTCAAGGTCCATACCTTACAGGTACTCAAGGTTATATGACAAGTTCAAGTACACCTGTTCAATGGTATTACTTAACACCTTCAGTACAGATTAAACAAATATACGAGAGGATATATAACGAGGCAGGATATCAGATTAATTCTGACTTTATGGATACTGATTATTTTAAAAGTTATTATCTACCTTTAACCTTTAATGATGACGATATCTTTCTTAGTTCAACAGTTGACCCCTCATATGCTTTTGCTCAACAAGGGATGCCACCAGCAGGTGTGATTAGTGGTATAACGAATTATACATGGGCTGAAACATTTTATCCACCACCCTCAACGACTTCTTCAGCAAGAATACCTGCAGTATATGTATCTCAAGATAACTTTAATGCAACCCTAAGTACTCACGCATTTCAAATAACCACAGAAGGTCAATATACATTTAGATTATCGTTTAATGCTTATAATAGTGAACTATACCCTGAAAGTGTACCACTTAACGCAGTAGGTAGATTCTATTTAAGGTGTAGTAAATTTCAACCTTTTGACCCTGCTAACCCATTAACCTTTCAATCGG